TAAGTCCAAAATTCGTGAAATCATGGATGGAAAAGAAGGATGTGACGGTACTTATTTTACCGCTAAACAAGCAGTAGAAGCCGGTATTCTTCCAGCTGAAAATATCATCAAGACTTCCAAACAAGTATGTAATAAGGTACAAAGTCAAATTGAAGGATTGACTGAAGCATGTGAAATTCAAAAAATTATGGCTTCAATCAATATGGGTTTGGATATTTTTAAACCTCTTACAAATCCCGACCCTATTCATAAGCAAAATCAGATTGAAAATTCAAATTCACAAACAATGGAACAAAACAAAGAATTGTCATTTGGCGATGTTTGTGCTCAACTTGGAATGCAAAAGGAAACTGGCATTGAATCTGTGATGAACCGAATTACAGAATTGAAGAATGCAGAAACAAATTTGAAGGCATTGCAAGCTTCTTTTAATGAATTGCGAATTCAGAAAGAAGGTGCTGAAGCACAATTGACCAATGTAACAAATGAATTGGCTGATGTCAAGAATCAGTTGCAAGCATATAAGGATGCTGAACAAGCACAACGTGACGCTGCAATTGTACAATTCATTGACAATGCTATTGCAGAGAACAAGATTGCAGCTGATGCAAAGGAAAAGTGGGTAGAAATGGCTAAGACCAATTTTGAATTGGTACAGGCAACTCTTAACACAATCAATCCAAGCGAAAAAATCTCTGAAAAGATTGCAAATGACCCTTCCAATGTAGAAAATGCTGAACAAGGCTTGACAGATGCTGAAAAGCGCATGAAGGATGCTGTAGAAGCTGCTGTTGGTAAGGATTTTAAGTTTCAAACACTCGCAGACTAATAAATAAGACATATAAAACATGGCAAGTTCTGTAAATTTTGCGCAAAACTCTTATTCTGGTGAGGTTCTTGAAGATTTGCTCACCTATACAGCGCAGGGAAATGACACATATCAAGAAGGCTTGATTCACATTAAGTCGGGTATTCAGTTCAAGTACACTATTCCGATGATCCAATTGGGTCAAATCATCCAAGATAATGTTCCAACTCCGACTTCAACTCACGGTGCTGGCGCAGGTACAGCTGATGGTTTGAATCAGTACACAACTACTGAACGTTATCTTGAACCGCAAGAATTCATGGTTTACTTGGAATTCAACCCTCGTGACTATGAAAAGTATTGGAAGTTTGCACAACCGGAAGGTAATTTGGTATTCCGTGACTTGGACCCAAAGATTCAAGCAAAGATGCTCCGTCTTTTGATGGACAAGAAGAACGAATATATCGGTGAATCTATTTGGTGCTCGGCTAAGGGTGGCTCGGCTGCTGCTAAGGTAACAGCTCCGACTGGCTGTACTGAAATCGGTGGTACAAACGCAGGTGGCCCGATGAAGTATTTTGATGGTGCTATCAAGCGCATCTTGTCTAACACAGCAGAAACAGCTTCAGCTGAAGAAAAGGCTGGTGGTCAAGTAATCATCGCTGGTTCTACTGAATTGACAACTGGTGAACAAGTAGAAGCTGCTTTGCGTGCAATGTGGAAGCAGTGCCCGAAGAATGTTCGCAAGGATAAGAACCTTGTGTTCGTAACTGGTTGGGACGTTTGGGATTTGTATGACCAATATTTGAGCGATAAGCAAGTGAAGTATTCAGACAATACTAAGGTGAACGAATATCGTTTCAAGGGCAAGCGTATTGTTCCTATCGTAGGTGTTCCTGAACACACAATCCTTTTGGGTGTATTCAGCACTGGTTTGGATTCTAACTTGTGGATGGGTGTTGATTATGCAAACGACACTGAAGTTGTAAAGGTTGACCGTTTGCAGAACAACAGTGAAATGTACTTCTTCCAAATGCGTATGAAGATGGACGTTAACATTGTGCGCCCGGCTGAAATTGTTTGTTGGACAGCATATACCAATGCTCAGTAATACAATACAAACACAATCATCATAAATCAATCACGGGGAGTGGAGTAAAGGCTCCATTCCCTTTTTTAATTTAAAAGTTATGGCAAGAAAGAAAAACGAATCTACAGTTGTAGATGAAACAAAGCTTCAAAATCAAGAAAACACAGAAGCTGTTCAAACGCAAAATGATGAAACAAATACTCAAACAGTAGAAGATCCAGCTGTACAAAATCCAGCTGTACAAACTGTAGCACCAGAGACAACAGAAACAAACACAAAAGCTTCTATGGCTAAACCTGTTGAAATTCCTGATGCAGTTAAGAAATTGCTTGCTCTTTATCCAAACCATTCAGCTTTGTATGTAAATGCGAAGGGCGGTGTGTTCCCAAAGAACGCTCAACCATCTTTGGTTAAAGACGCTATTCTTTATCAAAATCCGTATTTTAAACAATAAAAATCAACAATAATGTCATTAGGTGGTGTATTTATGACTGATACCGATGGTAATATCGGTTCAAGTGTAACAACCTCAACTGAAAAGGTCACTGGTTTGTTGTTTGATATTTCCAAGCAAACAAAGTTCTTTACCGAAGGTCCAGGTTTGGCGGTAAAAGACAAATTGGAAGGAAAGGTAATTGAAATCAACTCCATGAAGGATTTGGAGGAATTGGGCATTACCCCATACACAGGTGACAACGCAAAGGACTTGTTGTTTGGTATTCCATATTACCATATCAACCATTTCTTTGGCATCCAAGGAGAAATTGGCCGTTTGTTTATTGCTTTTGCAGACTGTGGTTTGAATTGGGATGTAATTGAATCTATGCAACGTGCAGCTGATGGTATGATTAATCAGTTGGGCGTATGGACTGAACAATCTTTGTGGAAGCAAACAGACCCATCCGCAGAAGCTTACAGCATTGATTTGGTTACAAGTTTAAACTCAAAGGCAATTGCATTGGCTGATGAAAATGCTCCATTGTCAATCGTCCTTTCTGCTAACTCTGCTGTAGTAGAAAACACTGATGGTGAAAGCAAACAAGTAGAATTGAATAAGATTCCAACTTGTGTGATTGGTTCTCGATATGTAAGCGTGTTGCTTAGTCAAGGTCTTGACACCGATGTAACAGCTATGCACTTGGCCAATGAAAACGCTACTCCTGTAGGTGTTATTGGTGCAGCTCTTGGTTGCTTGGCTTTAGCTTCTGTGCAAGAATCTATTGCATGGGTAAATAAGTTTAATTTGATTGGTTACTTCCCAGACATTGAAATGGGTTTTGGTGATGTAACAATCAATGCAGAAGGTAAGAGAACAAGCACTTTGAAGTATTCATCATTGAACAAGATTCAGTTGGATAACTTGGATGATAAGGGCTACATGTTCCTTTGCAAGTACGCTGGCTTGGAAAGTGGTGTATATTTCTCAAAAGACCAAACTTGTTCTGATGGCGATTACCGCACTATTGCTCGTAACCGTACTATCAACAAGTCTAGACGTGCAGTTCGCAATGCTTTGTTGCCATACGTTAACTCTCCTTTGAAGGTTGACCCAAGTACCGGTTATTTGTCGGCAGCAAAGATTACAACTTTCCAGAATATCGTAACTGATATTTTGACAACTATGCAGACTAACGAAGAAATTTCCGGTTTCTCTGTAACAATTGACAAGAACCAAAACGTATTGAAGAACGATACTTTGGTTATTAAGTATTCGTTGGTGCCTGTAGGTGTTGCAGCACGTATCGAGGTAGTTGAAGGTTTGGCATTAACTAACAGATAAATTGACGAAAAATGGCAATAATTAATAATGTTGCATATAGTTGGTCTATGATCCGTATTTCAATTCCAGCTTTGGATATTTCGGAAGATTCAACTATTATGCAAGGTGTATCAAAGATTTCATGGAATAAGACCCGTAAGGTTGAAAACAACTATGGAATTGGTGGTAATCCTATTAATCGTGGTTTTGGCAACAAGGTTTGTACAGCTGCTATTACTATGGATTACAATACAGTATCACAATTGCGTGCTTTGGCAGGTTCATTGATGGATTTGGGCGAGTTTGACTTGATTATTTCATTTACAAATGCCTATGCCGGTGAAGATTGGACTGCTGAAACTGTAACTTTGAAGGGTTGTCTCTTTAATGAAGATGGTTTTGAAAGCCAGCAAGACGATACTAACATTGTGAAGGAATTCCAATTGAACCCGTTCGACATTATCACTGGTGAAGGAACAAGTTCTTGGCTGTAACTTCTGATATAATGTGTTTTTAAAGTGAGTCTATTAAAAAGGCTCACTTTTTTTAAACTCTTGTATAGAGAGGTTTCTATTCCTTAGTAAACATTAAATTCAAAAGTTATGTCAAAAGAAAATGTATTAGAAAAAGAAAACATGGAAAACGAAGTTGATGAGCTTTTGTTGTCTGACGAGCTTATTCAAACAATCAATTCCAAAGTTTCGGAGCTACATGCAGCTAACCCCAAGTTGAAGCGTTTGTACCCCATTTATGTAGAAGGTGATGAATGCGATGGCAAGGAACATTACATCGGCTATTTCAAGCAACCATCATTTACAGCATTCAGCAAATACATGTCTTTGTCACAAAAGGACCAAGTTGGTGCTATGCGTGAATTGGCTAAGGATTGCTTTGTTGATGGTGACAAGGAATTGATTACAGATGAATCTTTGTTCATCTATGGTTTGATGCCACACTTGGTACGACTCATTGAAGTTCGTAAGGGCAAGTTGGTAAATTTATCGAAAGCTGGGAAGTAAAGGACGATCAGTATTTTCGTCATAGACTTATTTTTATACGTCATTATTTTCCCAGCGTTGATATTAATGATTTGAGTGACGATGATTTTGCAATGCTTTCAGAAGAAGCGATTTGGTTGCATTCTAAAATGATTGTTACTCAACAAGCCAATGCTCTAGGCATGTTATCATAATGGTTGGAGTATATAAACCCTCTTGTCAAATAGGCAAGAGGGTTTTTTAATCTCCTACCCTTTGAATTGGCTATTCTTTAGAAAATCAAATAAAACATGGCAGAAAATTATACTGTTAATTATCGAATAAACGTTGATTCACGTGCTGCATTGCAAGCTATTCAACAATTCCAACAGGCCACATCACAGCTACAACAATTAACCAACACGTTTAATGTTGTAGCTAAGAGTATTGGCAAGGTTAATTCTGCTTTGGCTTCAATTAATACAAAACCTATTACATTAACTGTTAATACACAGCAAGCACAAAGCAATCTTAACCAAATACTCACTTCGCTTCGCAATGTTAAACAGCAATCAACAAGGGGTGTTATACCTTTAACTTTAAGGTTAAACGTTCCTAATTTAAAGCAGTTTACTAATACAATAGCTAAGACGCAAACTGCTATCAATAATATTAACAAACGGCGCATACACCCAACTGCTGATACTACAAAGGCGCAAACAAAATTAGATACTTTGTTGCAAACTCTTCGTAATATTCACGCATTACGGAATGTAAATATAATCGGTGCCGGTGGAGTTTCAGGAAATTCATCAAATATTGTACCCACTAAACAAACATGGTTTAGACGAAATTTTGGGCTTATGCCAAATGCCCATCAATATTTGGGTAATGTGTATGCTGGTACAGGTGTTGGACTAGCCGGTGAATTCATCAAGGGGCTTGGTTTGACCTATGCTTTAAGTGGGTTGGTTGAAGGAGTAAAAAGCATTTTGTTAGAATCAACAGAATATGACAATATCACTAAAACGACCCGTAACATTTTGGCCACTCATGATGACAAAGCCAATTTTAACCAACGGTTTGACGAAATGAATAAACTCATGCGTCAAGTAGGTGTTGAAACAAAATTTACGGCTCCCCAGGTTGCTGATGCTGGTAGATTCCTTGCTATGGCTGGTTTGAATATTGATGAAATCAAATCGGCAATTCGCCCTATTGCTGATATTGCTCTAGTGGGTGATACAGATTTAGGTGAAACAGCTGACGTTGTAACCAATATCATGACCGCTTATCAAATTCCAGCACAAAAGATGAATCGGGTGGCAGATATTTTGACTTCTACGTTTACGTCTGCTAACGTTACATTAATTGAAATGGCTGAGTCATTTAAATATTCTGCTTCTTTGTTTAAAAAGGCTGGTGTGCCATTTGAAGTGGCTACTGCAAGTTTGGGTATTTTAGGTGACGCAGGTATCAAGGGTTCGCAAGCAGGTACAACTATGCGTACCATTTTGTCTAATATTTTCAACCCAACTAAGAAACAAAGAAAAGCTTGGGAAGCGATAGGTGTTGAACGTTTAGATGAAAATGGTGAAGTGCGTGATTTGTTGGATTTGTTCATGGATTTAAATACGAAAGGATTGGATGTAAAAGGTGCATACAACCTCTTTCATAAAACATCGGCACAAGGAGCAGTTGCTTTGGCTAACGCTGTAGAGAAATGGAATTCCATTATTGCTGATAACTTTTTGTCAGATGCCTTAGCTCAAAAATTGGCAAATGAAAAGAAAAATACTATTCAAGGTTTGTGGTATCAAATTACTTCTGCATTTACCGAAACTGGTATGCAACAATTTGAAAAATTACAAGCTCCTATCAAGGCATTCATGAACGAAGTGCTGGGTATTATGCAATCTCAGGATTTTGCAACTAGCATACATTCAGCAATGTCATTAACCATGAATGTGGTTGGGAATGTTGGTACTATGGCTCAGACAATATTGAGTGTTTACAGCAAATTAAATTCATTCTTTCAGGGTGGCGTACAATGGTTCATTAACATTCAAATGTGGCTGGGTTTGTTAAATGGCATACAAACCATGTTGATTAGTAGTTTTAAGGGGTTGCAAGCATTGTATAAGATCGGAATGTTTGCTAATATCATAGGTTATTTTTCACAATTTGGTCAGTTAGCTCAACGCTTATCTACAAGATATAAGGTGGGTGCATTTCAGAGTATATTTGCTGTATTAACAAAAGATTTAAAAAGTTTATGGCACGCTATTGTTAATTTGGGGCCAACAATATATAATTTTTTAAGTTCTGGGTGGCTTGGATTATTAGGAGGTGCATCAACAATACTTCCAATAGCAGGTGTAAGTGCATTAATAGGAGGTTTATTGTGGATTAAGGATACGTGGGACGATACAGCTGCTGCTCATCAAAATTATATGGATAGTGTGCGTGTTATGAACGGTATCTCATTGTCTGAACATGCCACTATGACTGATAAGTATTTGCAAATTGTATATGATAAACAAAAATCTGCTAATGAAAAGTTGGCAGAATACATTCGATTAAGACGTGAAGAATTAGGGTTAGTACAGGCTGGTATAAATACTCAAAATACACAAACATTTCAAGAACGGCTGGGGAAAAGTTTTGAAAAATTAAAATTCGGTTGGTTGCATGAAATGGGGTTGTTTGTAGGACATAACGAAGCCATGAAAGTACTAAAAAATGATATTGCATCTATTAGACAAATGTTACCTGAAGGAAGCGCATACCTTCCAGAAATAACAGCTTCGTTAGCCCCAAATGGAAGAGCACAATATCACTTTATGGGACAGACTTATTCAAATTCTATAGAAGATGTAAACAAGATGTCTGCTAGAGCTTTATTGTTTAGAGAAGGTGCTAATCCAGACGAAGGTAGTGAAGCAAACTTAATAAAGGAAGAGTTCAATGAACGATTCTTGCGAGCTGCCAATGAAAAGGAAATTGAGCAAGTTTGGGGTGCATTTCATAAACGCATAGATGAATTAAAAGAACGCATAAATCCTATATATGCTAAATTGTCTATGGATGAATTAGGTAAGTTGCCAGAAAAAGAATGGAAGACTTCTCCTGATTATGTAAACGCTTTGATTGCACAGTTGGAAGCACAATATGGTTTAAATGGTATGAAAACCGCTAATTCCATAATGCTTAATGCTATAACTGCCTTAATTGTAAAATATGCAAAAGGAGTTATTCCAGAACCAGCGCAAATTCATGAAGTATTGTATAACATGGGACTTGCTAGTTTTAATCCAGAATTGGGATTATATAATTCTCCACAATGGGCAAGCGCATGGAATTATAACACTTCAACTGGTGAGTTTGGTTCACCAACAGAAGAAGCTACAATTTCACGTCAAAACGTAATGGCTGGTTATACTGATGTACAACGAATTATCAAGAAATTTAATCCTGATATTCGTCCGGCATTTGGAGATTTGTTAGCATTGCCAATGTGGGGTAAGGCTGGAGCTGGATTGTCTGTTTCTAAAAATACTAGATTTAATGCCGTTACAGGACAAATGGAGGAAATAGAAGATGACAATACCTCATTAACAAATTTGACTCCAAATAACGACAATCCATTCTATGCTGGCGGTGATCAATCAGCATATAAGAGTCATTACAATACAGGTAGTGCGGCTCCAAAACAAGTGATTGTACGTATTGAAAACCTTATGAATGTACAAAACATTGATATGACAGACGAACGTAAGGCTGCTGTTGTAAATAATCTCAAACAAGAATTGGCTACAGCATTGTTGGATGTAGTTCAAGACTTTAACGCAAATATGGCATAATATGAGTTTTATAAGTTCTGCATTTTCAAAATTATCAATTAATGTGGGTAAAGGGATGGCTGCAACTGGTGTTAATGCTGCCCTTTATGCCAGCAACTATACTAAGCGAGATGGACAATTAAAGTTCATCTCGCATAGAGGTTATGACAGTGTGTTTGCATATGCTGCCAAACGAACCATGATGCAAATGACTTTTGCTACCATTAACGACTTGTACCCTAAATATGTGCGTCAATTGGAATATAAAAATGCAGTTACCGCATATCAAAAATATCAAGGTAAAGAGTTGCAAAAGATTATCACCAATGGTCAAAAGGCAGATGCAGACCTTCACAATAAATTAGGAATTGTACTTAAATATCAAGGCAAACCAGCAAACGAAGGTTTGTTATTATGGATTAAGAATGAAAATGGAACTACTCAAACAGTTTCTTTCAATACCTATTGGGACAAGATTAAAGGATTAAGTCAAGACCAAGCATCCAAATCTGGCCTTAATACAGCAACAGAGGTCCAGGTACCAGGTAGTCCCGTATTTTTGGATTTAGGGGCAATTGTTCAAGCACAAAGCGGCAATAACTTAATTTTATCCAAAGTTCAAGGGCGTGATTATTCAAGAAAAGAACTGATTTCAGGTAGTGATATTACATTTTCGGTTACAGGACAAATTGCTAGTAATTATCCTGATGTTTATCCATACGAAGATGTATCAAAATTCATCACTTTGATGCAACACAAGGGTGTGATTCATGTATTCAATATTTTGTTTCAACAATTTAATGTCACTCAGATATTAATTAAAGATTTTCAGTTAGGACAAAATAAAGGGTTTAAGAATATCCAACCATATAGTTTTACATGTGTTGCGGTTGAACCTGACGATGCAGTAGAAGTAGTTGAAGATACTATTAGTGCTGCTAACTTACAAATTGCCGCATCTAAGAAAAAAGGATGGGCAAAAGTATTGTTGGATCAAGTGAAATCTGCTGCTGCTAATCAAGCTGCTCAAATGTTAGAATCATTAACTTCTGATGTAATATAATATGAAAAGTTCATCACCAGTATCATATCCTGATGGCGTAGATATTCTTGTCTGTAAAATTCTAATATGGGAACCAGCAGACAAGAATATAATTGACACAGATGACCCAGCTGAAGATAAATGCTTGACCATTCGGGAATGCAGTAGTATTGAAATTACCGAATCATATAAAAAATTGATAGGTACCGCTATTGTGAAATTTCCTCGTGGAACTGTTATTAGACGCACAGAAACAGCTAAAGATATTGAAGAAAACGGAGTTTCAACTGTTTATACAGAACGTTTGAATGATGGGACAATCATTGAAAAACGTGCCGGTGCTTCTGCTGCCCAGCCCAAAGATTTTAAAGTTGGGCAGCGTATTCGTATCTATTTAGGTTATTATCGCGATAAGGGTAAAATATTTCAGAGTGCTACGGAACGTAGAGATGAAATGGAAAAAGAAG